CTGTACTGTTTCACTGTTGAAGCCGCCCGTAGTGACCGCCCAGTGCAGTGCCTCACGGTCACAGCAGTCCAGCGCGAACGTGACTCGCAGTTTTTCTCCGTTATCACAGCGGAACTCGAACCCGTCAGAGCACCATCGCTGATTACTTTCTTTCACAGCCACTCTGCCTGTATGTGCCCGTTTCGATGGCGGTACAGCAGGTTTTCGCTCAAGCAACAGCGCATTCTGGCGCATGATCCGGTAAACACGTTTGGCATTGATCGCAGGCATACCATCAAGTTCTGCCTGTCTGCGAAGCAGCGCCCATACCCGACGATAACCATACGTGGGCAGCTCTCCGATAACATGGTGTATACGGAGAAGCACATCCGTATCATCAGTGTGACGACTGCGGCGGCCATCCATCCAGTCATCGGTTCGTCTGAGAATGACGTGCAACTGCGCACGCGACACCCGGAGACAACGGCTGACTAAGCTTACTCCCCATCCCCGGGCAATAAGGGCGCGTGCGCTATCCACTTTTTTGCCCGTCCATATTCAACGGCTTCTTTGAGGAGTTCATTTTCCATCGTTTTCTTGCCGAGCAGGCGCTGGAGTTCTTTAATCTGCTTCATGGCGGCAGCAAGTTCAGAGGCAGGAACAACCTGTTCTCCGGCGGCGACAGCAGTAAGACTTCCTTCCTGGTATTGCTTACGCCAGAGAAATAACTGGCTGGCTGCTACACCATGTTGCCGGGCAACGAGGGAGACCGTCATCCCTGGTTCAAAGCTCTGCTGAACAATTGCGATCTTTTCCTGTGTGGTACGCCGTCTGCGTTTCTCCGGTCCTAAGACATCAATCATCTGCTCTCCAATGACTAGTCTAAAAACTAGTATTAAGACTATCACTTAAATAAGTGATACTGGTTGTCTGGAGATTCAGGGGGCCAGTCTAGATTCACCGATGAGTAACTGGTGGCAGGAACTATTACGTTTCTTCCTGCGTGGTCTTACGCTACAACAGTTAATTCATATGCTTATTATTTTAATTGCCTTGATAATAATCACCCCAGCATCAATTAAAGAGTGGGTAGATATAAGGAACCCCGAAATACTTCCAGATCACTGGATGTATTACGCAATGCTTTTGTGTATCAGTTATGTTCTGAACAGGGGGATGGAGTTTATATTTCTGGCATCTTCAGACAGATATAAAAAATATCTCAGTAAGAGAGATGAGGCTAAAGTAATTGTGGAGACTGAGCGCCTATTCAATTCTCTGAGTATTCAGGAAAAAGAGGTTTTAGCATTTGCTGTTATGGCAAATAACAAAATCGTACTTAAGCACGGCGATCCGGTCGCTTTATCTCTTATGAGAAAAGGCCTTCTCCATCGCTCAGGTGTGACTTACAGCGCGTCAGGTAAAGAGAAATTTGTTATACCTGACGTCTGGTTCCATGAGTGTTATATGCGCTTTGCTGGTAAAGCTGATGAGCTAATTTAGTTCCTCTACGGCGGGGGGGATCGTCACCTCGCTGTCAGTTGTTTTGATTTCCGGTAGCCTGCCGCGTAAATGGCTACGTTTGGAAGACAAGTTGAACCTTCATATTTTCTGGTCAACGTTGTCAGAGTTATAACTTCTGCTCTCATTGCTGGTTTGCGCTTGCATTGCAAGACCACTCGTGAAGGGGTTGGCCTGTGTAGCTTGTCGGAGCTAATCGCCTCCTGACTTTGCAGGTTTGCGCGACGAGCTCTACGGCGAGAAGCTGCGGTGCCTTTAAATTCTGTTTTTCTGGACATAGATTCCTCCCGAATAAACTTTGGCGATGCAATCTCGAAGCTCCTCCTGAGACGGTTACTTCGGCATTGCATCCCACAGCTTATGTGGTTGGGTGATCTGGCTTTTCAGCCACGTAGTCGAGTGTTCGACGTTGTTTAAAGAGCCTGCCAGTCTGCTCCGTTTGGCTTACAGCGTCCTGCTGATGAGTTGACTTTATCGAAATGATAAACTGATGGCAATAGCAAAATGATAAATTGTTTGGGTTTTCAAATATCCTGTTGATTATTATGGTTTTTTATTTGATTGCGGGAATTTATCAGAAGGAATGAAGAGACTTGAGGGGGATCAGAATTTCGTGGTTTAGAAAGTTGTATCTATCAATTTTTCAATAAATACAATTGGTTAAGGTGTTATTAGGTGTGGGGATCGTGAGGCAAAGAAAACCCGGCGCTGAGGCCGGGTTCTGTCATCTAACTTAAGTATCAAGCCGCTTTTTGTGAATGATTGATGTGAGCTTCAAAGTCGCGGCGTAGATTTTGAACGCGCTCTACACATCCGCGCATTTCAGCCAAAAGCTTACTAACGGCAGTATAGTCAAACGCTTTAGTCATTTTTTTTCCCCTCGTTTAAATGTAAGGCTCAACATCAAGGGCTGCTATTGCTGCGCACAATGCGTCAGGATCGTCAGCATCGATGGCTTGAGCCAGGTCATTAGCCAGTATAAGTAACTTATCGATGACAGCGATTTCGCTGGTCTTATCTACACGAAAGTATGGGAGCAGAGCATTACATACGTCTCTGAATGTCCGTAATTCTGCGACAACGTTCGAAAAGGTAGGATCTTTCTTACGAAGATCCACCAATGGCGCTACTTTAGCTGTTTTCAGCATTGCACTAATCTCGCCAATCATTGTTCCATGCAGACGATTAAATTCATCAACAGCTCGGTCATGCAAGCTCTTGTTGATTGGCAATACGTTTTGGGTCACTAACTATACTCCTTATATAGGTGTTCGCCAACAGATTTTCAATATGACTTGGGCGATTTCTGAACAATAAGCACGATTTAGCAATGATTAATTGATGTTAAGCACAAATATCTCTACATCGTGCATTTTTAACTATTTATACACATAAAATCTAATAAATGGATATAAACCTTATGATGATTTTTCTCAATCGAATTGAATAATGATCTCTATCACATCACCCAAACGTCTCTTCAGGCCACTGGTTACCAGCTATGTGACGATGAAGTCACGAACTTTTCAGCCACTCCCTTGCCTCGATGTCATCCAGATGGCGAGATTGCTTCAGAATACCAGCCACATACTCCACCTTTGCTACTTGATGATAAGGCAACGTTATTGGCCTGTGGTCCTGGTTGATGCTTGTAAATTGGTATTCTCCATCTCTGTCATAGCCAAGAACTTTGATCATGTTGTGTCCTTCAACAGTTCTGACAAACACCTCATCCCCCGGGAATACTTTGGTGTTAGGCTCAATGAGTACATATTCTCCTGATTTTATTCTGGGCCACATGCTGTCTCCTTTCACACGAAGACCAAAGGCATCTGGATCATCGCTATAAATATTGAGCCACCCATCGCGCTCTTCGGTCATCTCGATGGCACCATCAACACCAAGAATTGCCTCACCAACCACGCGCACTAACCCTTTTCTTACCTGACCGACAAAAGTTAAAGAATCTGAGCATGATGCAATTGGTGTTACATCATGTACCAAATCAAGCCACCCATTAGGTAACCCAAGTGCGGCTTCGAATTTTCTTGCTAGTTTATCCCCTATGTTTCGAGTGCTTTTTTCACCGGAGACTTGCGTGAGTTGAGAAGGGCTAACTCCAAGCTTATCGGCAAAGCTTGCATTAGTGTTACCCGCGATTTTTTTATGCTCATCTAGCAAAAACGCCAGATTCGATTTGCGAATATCTTTGTTTTCCATCCCACGATTCTCCCTCTATTTAGCAAATGGATAAATATGCATTTTGATAAATCTTCATTGCGTTTTATTTATCAAAATGGTAAAGTCGCTCTGTGTGATAAACGGAGGCACTAATGAGTAATGAACTACTACGCTGGCGAAAAGAGGCTTCTAGTGAGGAATGGAAGCGACTCGCCGCATTAGCGAATACTTCAGTTGGCTATCTTGATCAGATTGCATATGGGTTTCGAAGAGCTTCCCCAGATAAAGCGAATGCAATCGAAGAAGCCACTCGTAATTTCACGGGTTATAAACCTGTGAAAAAGGAAAATCTGGTGTTCGTATCGCGTAGAGCATCAGCAGCATAAGTAACCCCGCTCTTTGTAACAACGGACATTCGTCCTACGTCGCTGAAAAGCGAGTTCCAAGATATCTGACCAACTAAGGCCATATGCGTTTCCACGCATACCTTTCAACTAGCTATTCACTATTGGAAATCTTAAGAAATGGAACAAACAAGTTACAGCAAACTATCACAGCGTGATGTTGATCGCGCAGAAACAGATTTACTTATCAACCTGTCAACGCTTACCCAGCGCGGTCTGGCAAAGATGATTGGCTGTCATGAATCGAAGATAAGCAGAACGGACTGGAGATTTATTGCTTCGGTCTTGTGTGCTTTCGGAATGGCATCAGACATCAGTCCGATTAGCAGAGCTTTTAAGTATGCGCTTGATGGACTCACCAATAAAAAACGCCCGGTGTGCAAGACCGAGCGTTCTGAACAAATCCAGATGGAATTCTGAGGGAATTACTGGATCAATCCACAGGAGTCATTATGACAAATACAGCAAAAATACTCAACTTCGGCAGAGGTAACTTTGCCGAACAGGAGCGTAATGTGGCAGATCTCGATGATGGTTACGCCAGACTATCAAATATGCTGCTTGAGGCCTATTCAGGCGCAGATCTGACCAAGCGACAGTTTAAAGTGCTGCTTGCCATTCTGCGTAAAACCTATGGGTGGAATAAACCAATGGACAGAATCACCGATTCTCAACTTAGCGAGATTACAAAGTTACCTGTCAAACGGTGCAATGAAGCCAAGTTAGAACTCGTCAGAATGAATATTATCAAGCAGCAAGGCGGCATGTTTGGACCAAATAAAAACATCTCAGAATGGTGCATCCCTCAAAACGAGGGAGGTTCCCCTAAAATGAGGGACATCCCTCAAAACGAGGGAAAATCCCCTAAAACGAGGGATAAAACATCCCTCAAATTAGGGGATTGCTATCCCTCAAAACAGGGGGACACAAAAGACACTATTACAAAAGAAAAAAGAAAAGATTATTCGTCCGAGAATTCTGGCGAATCCTCTGACCAGCCAGAAAACGATCTTTCTGTGGTTAAACCGGATGCTGCAATTCAGAGCGGCAGCAAGTGGGGAACAGCAGAAGACCTGACCGCCGCAGAGTGGATGTTTGACATGGTGAAGACCATCGCACCATCAGCCAGAAAACCGAATTTTGCAGGGTGGGCTAACGATATCCGCCTGATGCGTGAACGTGACGGACGTAACCACCGCGATATGTGTGTGCTTTTCCGCTGGGCCTGCCAGGACAACTTCTGGTCCGGTAACGTGCTGAGTCCGGCCAAACTCCGCGACAAGTGGACCCAGCTCGAAATCAACCGTAACAAGCAACAGGCAGCCGTGACAGCCAGCAAACCAAAACTCGACCTGACAAACACAGACTGGATTTACGGGGTGGATCTATGAAAAACATCGCCGCACAGATGGTTAACTTTGACCGTGAGCAGATGCGTCGGATCGCCAACAACATGCCGGAACAGTACGACGAAAAGCCTCAGGTACAGCAGGTAGCGCAGATCATCAACGGTGTGTTCAGCCAGTTACTGGCAACTTTCCCGGCGAGCCTGGCTAACCGTGACCAGAACGAACTGAACGAAATCCGCCGCCAGTGGGTTCTGGCTTTCCGGGAAAACGGGATCACCACAATGGAACAGGTTAACGCAGGAATGCGCGTAGCCCGTCGGCAGAATCGACCATTTCTGCCATCACCCGGGCAGTTTGTTGCATGGTGCCGGGAAGAAGCATCCGTTATCGCCGGACTGCCAAACGTCAGCGAGCTGGTTGATATGGTTTACGAGTATTGCCGGAAGCGAGGCCTGTATCCGGATGCGGAGTCTTATCCGTGGAAATCAAACGCGCACTACTGGCTGGTTACCAACCTGTATCAGAACATGCGGGCCAATGCGCTTACTGATGCGGAATTACGCCGTAAGGCCGCAGATGAGCTTGTCCATATGACTGCGAGAATTAACCGTGGTGAGGCGCTCCCTGAACCAGTAAAACAACTTCCTGTCATGGGCGGTAGACCTCTAAATCGTGCACAGGCTCTGGCGAAGATCGCAGAACTCAAAGCTAAGTTCGGACTGAAAGGAGCAAGTGTATGACGGGCAAAGAGGCAATTATTCATTACCTGGGGACGCATAATAGCTTCTGTGCGCCGGACGTTGCCGCGCTAACAGGCGCAACAGTAACCAGCATAAATCAGGCCGCGGCTAAAATGGCACGGGCAGGTCTTCTGGTTATCGAAGGTAAGGTCTGGCGAACGGTGTATTACCGGTTTGCTACCAAGGAAGAACGGGAAGGAAAGATGAGCACGAACCTAATTTTTAAGGAGTGTCGCCAGAGTGCCGCGATGAAACGGGTATTGGCGGTATATGGAGTTAAAAGATGACCATCTACATCACTGAGCTAATAACAGGCCTGCTGGTAATCGCAGGCCTTTTTATTTGGGGGAGAGTAAATCGTGGCTGAGTTTATGCTCGTCGCACTCAAATGCGTTGGCGTTTGATGGATTCTTCTGACGTTATTTATTGTTCTGCATAGCTACATTCGTCTTGTGAATGACGGTAAAGACCCATGGTATACGTTGTTTGGCGCTGCATTTGTCTGGGTGATTATCGGTGTTGCGCCTGTCGCTGTAGCAAAAATGGCGTGGCGTTTTGTGAGTTGAACTGAGGGTAAGTATCGATGGACGAATCAAGAAAGCAGTTTGAGGAATACGTTGCCAAAAAATTGAGATTACCATTCGAGATGATAACCGAGGCAAGAAATGGTGATAGGTACTTCGCATTTTCAAGCATGGATATTCGTCACTCCTTAAATGAGTGGTGGACTTTATGGCAGGCATCGCGAGCAGCTATTGAACTGGATATCGACTGGCCAGAATCGAATGACGACTTTTGGAAAGATGGTGAAGAAGGTGCTTATGCGATGGGTTATGAGGATGGGCGTGACAAAACGGTAATTGCAGTAATGAAAGCTATCAGAGCCGCTGGAATTAAAGAGAAGAATTTCGATGAAGCAAACAATATTCCTCCGAACTAAGCAACAACAGCAAGCCGCAATCAACGCCATCCTCGCAACACCACTCGATAAAGACAAGCCAGTCACCATCCGCATTACTGACTACAAGCGCAACCTTGACCAGAACGCAAAATTTCACGCGATGCTGGCGGATATCGCACGTCAGGTTCAATGGTGCGATAAGTGGTTAAAACCAGAACAATGGAAGGTTTTGTTGATTAGCGGTCATGCAGTGGCAACAAAGCAGGAAGCTGATGTTTTGCCCGGCCTTGAAGGCGAATACGTCAACATTCGCGAAAGTAGCGCGCAGATGAGTGTGAAGCGTATGGCAAGTCTGATTGAGTACACGACAGCATGGGCTATTGGTCAGGGCGTCAGATTTACCGACAGGAGGTACGAATGAGACGACAGCGACGAAGTATCACCGACATAATCTGTGAAAACTGCAAATACCTTCCAACGAAACGCTCCAGAAATAAACGCAAGCCAATCCCAAAAGAATCTGACGTAAAAACCTTCAACTACACGGCTCACCTGTGGGATATCCGGTGGCTAAGACATCGTGCGAGGAAATGACAATGCTTTTAATTCAACCTGGATTTGGACTTAGCATCAAAAAAGGCCACATGTTTGGCGAGAAAGAGTCACAACGAAAAATGGTGTCTATCCGGTTGCCATTTATCAGTATTTATTGGCTAAACAGGGAGGCAACAAATTATTGGTATACATGCGCCAGAGCAGCATTTAACGACCCTGACTGGTTTGTGAAAAACCACCACGCAGTTCGTCAGGCAAAGAGAAAGGCCAATATGACATACATGAAGGCGTATCAAAAAGCATGGAAAGAACACCGCGATCGATACCAACAAGACATGGAAAAGCTTGAATCAGAAAACATGGAATTAAGACGAAAGCTCGGTGAAGCAAAACGAGACATTGATGCTTACAAGCGACTTTTTAATGGTGAAAGCCATGCTTAGCCCATCCCAATCCCTTCAATACCAGAAAGAAAGCGTCGAGCGAGCTTTAACGTGCGCTAACTGCGGTCAGAAGCTGCATGTGCTGGAAGTTCACGTGTGTGAGTACTGCTGCGCAGAACTGATGAGCGATCCGAATAGCTCAATGTACGAGGAAGAAGACGATGAATGAGTTAATAAATGGCAATGCCATCAAAATGACAAGCATTGAAATAGCTGAGTTGGTGGGTAAGCGTCATGACAATGTGAAACGTACCATCGAAACGCTGGCTAAAAATGGTGTTATCCGGCTTCCTCAAATTGAGGTTTCCGAAAGAATCAATAACTTAGGGTTCAATGTTCAGTACGAGCATTACGTCTTCGAGGGCGAACAAGGTAAGCGAGACAGTATTGTCGTTGTTGCCCAGTTGTCGCCAGAGTTCACCGCTCGTCTTGTTGACCGTTGGCGAGAGCTTGAAGAAACTGCGGTTAATATCCCCAAAACGTTACCGGAAGCGTTGCGCCTTGCTGCTGATCTTGCTGAGCAGAAAATGCAACTGGAAAACCAGCTCGCAATTGCCGCACCTAAAGTTGAGTTTGCCGATCGCGTTGGCGAGGCCAGCGGAATTTTGATTGGAAACTTTGCAAAGGTTGTTGGTATTGGTCCAAACAAACTGTTTGCGTGGATGCGCGATCACAAAATCCTTATTGCTTCAGGTTCCCGGCGCAATGTGCCAATGCAGGAATATATGGATCGCGGCTATTTCACAGTGAAAGAAACAGCGGTCAACACAAATCACGGAATACAGATATCGTTCACCACAAAAATCACCGGGCGTGGTCAACAGTGGCTGACCAGAAAGCTGCTCGATAACGGAATGCTGAAAGTAACAGGGGAGGCTGCTTAATGGCTAACCTACGCAAAGAATCTCGCGGCAGAGAATGCCAGGTACGTATTTACGGCATATGCAATGGCAATCCTGAAACTACAGTTCTGGCACATTACCGGATGGCTGGAATTTGCGGAACGGGAATGAAGCCTGACGACCTGATCGGCGCATGGGCTTGTAGCGCGTGTCACGATGAAATCGACCTACGCACCCATAACCTCGACAACAAAGACGCCAGACTTTACCACCTCGAAGGCGTGATCAGGACGCAGGCGATACTGCTGAAGGAGGGGAAGATTAAGTCATGAACGAATATCAGTTTGTGCTTCCATACCCGCCGTCGGTGAATACCTACTGGCGAAGACGGGGAAGCCAATACTACATCAGCGATAAAGGCCAGAAATACCGAAAAGACGTTCAGCAAATCATCCACCAACTCAAGTTAGATATTTTCACCAAATCACGACTCCGCATCAAAGTAATCGCAGACGTTCCAGACTCCCGCCGCCGCGACCTAGATAACATCCTGAAGGGTTTACTCGACTCCCTTATCCATGCCGGATTTGCGGAAGACGACGAGCAATTCGATGACATTCGCGTAATTCGTGGTGTGAAAGTACCAGGCGGACGGCTTGGAATAAAAATCACCGAACTGGAGAACGCATGAACGCCACAATTCAAACGATACCAGAGCTTCTTATCCAGACACGAGGCAATCAGACCGAAGTGGCGAGGATGCTTTCCTGCGCAAGAGGAACAGTGCTCAAGTACAACCGAGACAGCAAAGGCGAGCGTCATGTAATAGTTAACGGCGTCCTGATGGTCAAACAGGGCAAGAGGGGAAGACGATGAGACTCGAAAGCGTAGCTAAATTTCATTCGCCAAAAAGCCCGATGATGAGCGACTCACTACTGGCCACAGTTTATTGGTTTTCGTAACTGAGTCATTTTATTATTTTATTGCAACTTTTAATCTTTTATAGTGCGAAATAAATGGAGCTGGCATTCATTTCGCACTTTATGTTTTTGTTGGACTTATGTTATTTTGATTGAATTCAATTCAGTTAAAAAAAGAAGGTGATTGCTCCATTTATAAATGAATAGTCATCCCCTGTCTTGAATTCTGATGTTACTTTATTAAATGCTAGTGTGAAGGCTACAGGTGCATACCCAATTGTTGCGCCAACTTGATATTCATCAACAGTTTTGTTTAGCGATACTGTTGTTTGTTTCGTCTGTATTGTTTTTCCTTCGAGAGTATAGTTGCGATTGACATCTCGTCTTTCCATACCTGCAAAAATCTTGTATTTGAATCCGCTTGTATCGGACATATGCATTAAACCACGGGGAGCCAGCAGACCAAAGCCATTATCCGAATTGAAGGTTTTATCATTACCAATGGCAATGGTTGCGCCATATGCTACATATTGAAATAAGTTTCCAGTAACAGCAGAAACTTCAGGGTATAATCCAACATTAGCACCTAAAATATCCATACTTGGTGTCATGGATAGCATCCCTTTTACAGTATAACCGTAGCGATTCTCTATTTGATCATCCCATGCATGATATTTTTCTGCCCCAATAATCTCATGAGCTTTATTTTGTACTTTCTGACCGCCTGCGTCGGGGCCAACAACACCTATGTCAGTACCTAATCGATAGCGAATCCAGTCATTCGCAAGGGAGTTCCATTCAATACCAGTGTGAGTGTATGCACTAAAAGCTCTGTCTCCAGTTACAGCTGTGTTGTGTCTTTTATTACTGCCTGATGGAGAGTAAATATCTTGCGCAATATGGAGAGATAATTGGCTCGAGTCTGAGATATCGTGGCTATATCCCAGAAATAAGCCTTGTGAGTAATCATCTCTGTTTTCATGTTTATTGCCATAAATATCATTAAGTATTGGTTGAAACTTCCCTGCATCATCATTTGCTAATGATAATGCAAGGCTGTTCGCGATAGCTGAACACGTGGTAAATGACAGAGCAATAAAGACGCCAGCGATGACACTTTTTTTCATATGTTATTGTCTTCCTTTTTTTGAATGGTGCGCGTATTTTACATACATGAGTTTGTAATACAAGGTGCGTAATCAATATGATGTTTTATAATTGCGTGAGACAATTGATTTATTCGTTTTTTATTGCGGTTTTTATTATCTTTTAATGTAACGGTGTTTTTATTAAGTGTGTTTGCGTGGTGTTTTATGTTTTTATAATTTTTATTTTATTAAATTTAAAAGCATTAGTAATGGCTATTCTATATAGCAATATAAGAACTGTTACAAAAAAAGGGGGGGCAATTACAGGTAGTTATGGATGATGAGTGAAACAGATATTGGAGAACCGGGGAATGAATGATGTCTGAGTCTTATATATCAGAACTCCTTCGCTGTCGCTGGGGGCTCCTGTGCTTATGTCGTTTCCCCGATTCGGTTTTGAACGATTACCGAATGTTGAAGAATTATGCCAAAATATAGAAAGGATTTACTGCATGAATACCCAATATTTACAGTATGTTCGTGAGCAACTTATGGCAGCTACTGCTGACTTGAACGGAGCAACGAAAGGCCAGCTCGAAGCCTGGCAGGAGCATGCACAATTTGATACTGGTACATACAAACGAAAGAAGCCGCGCATTCTGGATGTGGTAACTGGCAAGATGATTACGCTGGATAATACGCCGACTTCCGGTAAGCAGTCGTACGCAAAAGGTTCATCCATTGCTTTGGTCAGCCCGGTTGAATTCTCAACCTCTTCATGGCGCCGCGCGGTTTTGTCTCTCGATGAACATCAGAAAGCATGGTTGCTTTGGTGTTACAGCGAAAGCGTTCGATGGGGGCATCAGGTCACCATAACGCAATGGGCATGGAGCGAGTTTAAAGATTTGTTAAGTAACAGAAAAATTGCAGGTAAGACACTGGATCGCCTGAAGACGTTAATCTGGCTGGCTGCACAGGATGTGAAGAGCGAACTTGCAGGGCGTGAGGCCTATGAATACCAGACACTGGCATCATTGGTGGGAGTGACAACAAAAAACTGGTCCGAGACATTTACTGAACGCTGGGTTGCAATGAAGCACATTTTTCTACAGCTTGATAGTGATGCTTTATTGCTTGTGACGAGAACACGTTCAAAACAAAAGGCAGCATTTTTACAGCAAAATATTGCAAAACTGGATTAAAAGCCATATACTTCATGCAAATTTGGTATGTTGTAAAAAATGTATAAACCCGCTGCCGAGTGGGTTTTTTTTATGCCCTGAGTTGTACTTGTACGGTAAACATGCTGGCTGCTATGTAATAGAGTTTTTTTAGCCTGTAACCTCTTGACGGCATTGAATTGCTTTTGTTATGAGTTGTAAGCCAATGTTATCATCTTGTATTGGGGTGGTTATGAAGGATGGTGCGCTGCTCAGGAGTTCTTCACTTTTTATTGCCTACATGGGATGCCTTGGATGGGGGAGTGCTTATTTCTATGGATGGGGTACTTCTTTTTACTACGGCTTCCCATGGTGGATTGTAGGTGCAGGTGTTGATGATGTTGCCAGAAGTTTATTTTTTGCAGTTATCGTCATTGCTATATTTCTTATCGGTTGGGGTATTGGTGTTGTATTACTTTTTCGCAGTGAAAAGAAAACATTCTATGCAAGAGCTAAATGTATTTCGCCTTTATTTTGCTGTGGAATTATTGTTTGTGCCGGCAATTATTGAGTTTTCTATATTGAGACAGAAGATTCAGGTACCTCTTTTGCTACTGTCAGCAGCGATTGCGCTGGCGGTTACAATTTCGATAAGATCTTATGGGCGATTTTTATCGGTATCATGCTTCTATGATAAGCCATTTATAAAAAAACATTTTTTTGAGATTGTGATGATTGCTTTTGTGGCATATTTTTGGCTTTTTTCATTTCTGACAGGATATTACAAACCACAGTTTAAGAAAGAATATGAAATGATTAATTATAATGATGGTTGGTATTATGTTCTTGCTCGTTATGATAATTGTCTGGTTTTGTCTACTTCTTTCAATGCAGGTAGTAAAAGGTTTGTCATTTATCAATCAGCACAAGATAAGAATCTTCAGGTTGATATTGTAAGGACCAGAATTTAATTGGCTGCATAAATAATATTTTAAGTTGCAAGTTGGCTATTCGTAGGAATAGAACCTTAGGCATGCTGAATGCGTTTTCTGAACATTGTTTTATAAACTGTGTCTGCTTGCTGTTGTGATCCTGCTTTTAGTGATGGTGATGATGGATTTCACCAGCAGGATAATGTTGGTACTGACTGATGGCGCTCTGGTCTGCGGCATTGTGGTATTGCTGTGGCCGATGATGAAAGAACAGAATGAATAATTCTTGACTTTTTTGTTTACTGTTTATTAAAAAATCAACCGCATGGTGAATCCTCCTTGGAGGGGCTAAATGATCGAGTTTTAAGGGCACGTAGCGAGTTCTGTTTGATCATTGCAGAACTTAGCGGGAGGCGCCATGCGTACATCACTAGTGTTATTCCTTTTATCATTTTCCTTGTGAGTTCTGGCTGCGCATTGCGCAGCCTTTTTTTTATGACCTGCCACTGGCAGATGGTCATCCTGTGATTTGATTCCGCTTCCGGCTTTTTAACTCTGTTCCTCTACACGGGAGAAATTCGATGTCGATTAAACATTACGATGTTGTCAGGGCGGCGTCGCCGTCAGACCTTGCGGAAAAGCTGACACACAAACTGAAAGAGGGCTGGCAGCCATACGGCGGACCGGTTGCCATTACGCCGTACACACTGATGCAGGCGGTGGCTATTGAAGGAGAGCCACAGGTCGGCCCTTCATCTGAGCCGGATTGGTACTACGTCATCGTACTGGCCGGGCAATCCAATGCCATGGCTTACGGTGAAGGGCTTCCGCTGCCGGATTCATACGATGCTCCGGATCCGCGCATTAAACAGCTGGCGCGCCGCAGTACAGTGACGCCGGGCGGGGCTGCCTGCAGATATAACGATATTATTCCGGCTGACCACTGTCTGCATGATGTGCAGGATATGAGTACGCTGAATCATCCGAGGGCTGACCTGAGCAAAGGGCAGTACGGCTGTGTCGGCCAGGGTTTACATATTGCCAAAAAACTGCTCCCGTATATCCCGAATAACGCGGGGATCCTGCTGGTACCATGCTGTCGTGGTGGTTCGGCATTTACCCAGGGCGCGGAGGGGACATTCAGCGAGTCCACGGGGGCCAGTCAGGATTCGGCACGCTGGGGGGTGGGCAAGCCGTTATACCAGGATCTGATTTCCCGCACAAAAGCGGCATTGCAGAAAAATCCCAAAAACGTTCTGCTGGCCGTCTGCTGGATGCAGGGTGAGTTTGACATGAGCGCCGCCACCCACGTACAGCAACCTGCGCTGTTTACAGCCATGCTGACACAGTTTCGTGCTGACCTCTCCGTGTTTAAACGCGCAGTGCCATGGTGGCAGTGCTGCAGATGTGCCGTGGGTTTGTGGTGACACGACGTATTACTGGAAAAATACATACGCTACCCAGTACGACACCGTGTACGGCGGGTATGAAAACAGGGAGAGTGAGGGCGTTTATTTTGTGCCCTTCATGACAGACGGTAACGGCGTCAATACCGCCACTAACGCGCCGGCAGAAGATCCGGATATTCCGGCATCAGGATATTACGGTGCGGCATCGAGAACGAATGGAAACCAGGTATCATCAAACCGCCCGACACATTTCAGTTCATGGGCGCGCAGGAGCATTATTCCGGATTGTCTGGCAACCGCTATTCTGAACGCAGCCGGGCGCACCTCAGCCTTCATCAGTGGTAAGGCACCGGAAATCAAACCCTCGCCCGGCGGCAACACGCCATCGGGTCCGTTTGCAGATACGTCCGTTCGCACAATCTCCCTGCTGCCGGCAGCCGGAGAGGCTGCTGCGCAGGGCTGGAGCATTAAGGATGGCGGAATTCAGTTGTCAGATGGTGTATTTAAGATCACCAAGCAGAGCAATAAAACCTGGTCCCTGACGCATCCGGTGGATGACGCAATTACCCTGCTGACACAGGGCGGCAGACTGACCTGTAAGTTCCGCCTGTCAGGCGCACTGACCAACAATCAGTTCGGGCTGGGGATTTATCTGTATACGGATGCTCCCGTTCCTGATGGTGTGGCGATGACGGGTACCGGTAATCCGTTCCTGATGTCGTACTTCACTCAGACCACTGACGGCAGAGTGAATCTGATGCATCACAGGAAAGCCGGAAACACGAAGCTGGGGGAGTTCGGCGATTACGGTAACGACTGGCAGACGCTGGAGCTGGTGTTCACCGCCGGCAGTGCCACGGTTACTCCGAAACTGAATGGAGTGGCTGGCCGGCATTCCAGGTTATAAAAGACAGTCTGACACTGGGACTGAATGCGCTGACGCTGACGGATGTTCAAAAAAATGCAGCGTATGGCGTTGAGATAGAAAGTCTGATGCTGGAGATAGATGCACCGGCAGCATATAAAAAAAGCCAGCGACTGACCTGAAAAAGAAGACGCTGGCTAAAAGGCCTTATATGTTTGTAGAGACTTATTTTTCACAGACAGCAATGATGCCTGTCAATATATTATCAATATGCGGATTGTTTCAGTTACAGATGCCTTATTAAGGAAAAAAACAGCCAGCACTGACTTTCGGTGG